GTTCACACCAGCAGCCAACAAAGTAGTTTGTTGAGTGTTGGTAAGTGTGCTGTAAGGAGTTACACCATAAACAAAACCATACTCTAAAGGAGCAGCTAAATCGCTTGCGCTTGGGTTATAAGCCAAAGTTTTAGCAAATACAGCCGCTGCATCCCATTCTGTTACAGGAGCTGTTGGAGTTTGTATTGTTGCAAAAATTGACTTAACATTTTCAAATGCACTATAAGAACTTGATATAGCAGTTACAGTTACATAGAAATATACTTGAGCTGTTGTTGAAGTATAGTTATTTGCAAAAGCAGGGAATGTAGAGTCGCTAGACATATCTGTAGTTAAAAGATATGAATAGAAGCGAATTGTAGGATTAGCAATATAGGCTTGTAATGCTGTAATGCCTTGTGCTGGTGTACCTACACCCAACTCTAATACATAAACACCGTTACCTGTGTTTTGAGCAAAATAGGTTGTTGCCATAGCAACAATTTCTTGCACATTCTCAAGAGTGAAAACACTACCTGATGTTAAAGTTGCGCTACCGGGATTGCTTGCAACCGCATAAGTAAAGGTTGTTGTGCCTGTTGAAGTTACTGCATAAGTACCGTTGTAAGCATTATTGGTGCTTCCACCTACTTTAACTCCTGCAATAATACCGTTTACAGTATCGCCATTAGGAATACCATGAGCAGAAGAAGTGGTTACGGTTACTGTGCCAGTAGACCAAACAATAGCAGAAATAGTGACTGAACCGCTAAGAATAGCGGTTAAATCGCTGACTTGTGTTAGCAGAGCAGTTTGACCTGCTGCTAAGGTGGTTGCACCTTGGGAAACTAATGCACCAGTTCTTTGCAGAGTGGATGGCGCACTGGCTACCTGTTGGCTAACCGATACATTGACAATATTTGGCATAGTTGCCCCCTAAATTAAAGATAGCTAATAGAAACAGTGTTACCAGTTCCGGGATCAACAACAATACCGTTAGCACATGGGAAATCAATGACATAACTGCCAACTGTATCTGGGATTACTGCAACTAAATTAGCTGCGCCTGTACCAGTAGTTGTAGCATGGTCATAGACTGCACCTGTATTTGTGCCACCAGCTACTAGAACATTGACTTTAGCAATACGACCAGCAGTTGCTTTAACCAAAGTTTTGGTAGTTACATTTAAAAAAGTTTTTTGACCTTGTGCTGTGATTAGAGCACCGTTTTGGATGGTTGGGTTACCTGTAATTGCCATTTTTAACTCCTTATTTACACTGTTGAGGGGGTAAGACTACAAAATGCAGAATTGATATATTTTAACGCAACATTATTAACAGTATTTTGATAATAACTAACTTTAAAAGTTATCGTTTTCTTCATTGCGATTATGCCAAATTCAGGTTGAACAACTTTTTCATCCTGAATAATAGGCATATTCATAAGCCCAATATTATCAGTATTCATACTGTAATCATAGACATAATTGGCAAAATTTATGGCTTCCTGATTGCGGATACCAAAGATCGAAATTTTGACTGTATCTGATGTAAGTTGATAAGAACTTGATTCTGTTGGGCTTCCGCTAGTTGGAATAATATTTCTTACTATAGGGAATTGCCCTAAAGCAGTAGTATCGCTAGGAGTAATATCTACCGCAGCATAAATTGGGGTTTCATTCAAAGGGGTCAAGAATGAAGGGTACATTGGGAAGAACTTATTTAAAGTCAGCCAGATTGGTAAGCTATTTGACACAATCGGGGTTTGAGTATCAAAACCTGTCATAGTTTCAATAAGCTGTGTATTCATCATTGAATACAAGGCATCGCCCCGATAATGGTACAAATCAGCCTGTCTGTAGAAATTATCTCTGCGACTAAAGGCAAATCGAGTGCCATGAAAATTTGCCACATAAATAAACTGTGGATTTATGGCTGCCAAATTCTGAATAGGCTGTAATGAGGTAAATGTCACATGGTTGTAAACCACATTGGTATCACTCATTTGATGCAATTCTTGGCTCAAATGGAAAGAGCCTTGAGCAGTAAACTGCCTTGCAGGAATTACTGGCTTATCTTCGTTGTATAATATTTTGTTGTACTGGGATACATTGTAAATCGCATTGTCGGTCAAAAGACTAGCATTTACCCAAAAAACATAGCCATCAAGAGGTAAAACCAGTTTTACATACAAACTAAAGGTGACCTCTTGGTTTATGGATATAGTTTCTACACCCTGAGCTAAACCTGAGGCTAATTGAGTTTTAGATGCTGCGCTTTCGCTAACTGTTGCCATTATTCAACCCAAGACTTAAATGATGCTTCCAACACACCAGAATCGATAAATGAGGGTCTACGAGCACCGTATATATTTTCGTACTCTTGCCCCTTTTTAACTTTTCTGAGCTTCTTACCGCCTTTTAAGCGCAGAGATTTACCCATTAAAGCAGCCTTAGTAGGAACTGGCAATCCATTAACACCGGGAGCTAAAACTCTTTCAGCTTCCTGTGTGCTCAAAAAATCTTTAAATAAATGATCTATCGTGCTAGTAGAATCACCAAAAATGCTTTTAGGCAAACCATTACCGCCAATAAGTGAAGCAATCGCATTATTGACATCCTCACCAATTAATTCGGTTATTTCGTCTTTTTCATGGTTATAAAAAGCCGAAAAAAGACCATAGTTTTCCTCTAATTGAGTTCCTACGCTACCAGTTGTTCCTCCTGCTGGTTCTGGGACATCCACAACCCCCAGATGCAATTTCAAGTCAATCCCCAGAGTGTTCCAAGTGATTGTAAGAAAGCAATGGCTTGTCTGCCATAAGGATTTTTGATTGCTTGCAAGCTAATCAAATCAAGGTTCTGTAAGCCATGACCAACTGAAAGGGCTTCACTAGTGCTATTATCTGCTGCGCTATTAATCACACCAGCAACAAAGCCATTCATGCCATAACTAGCTCTTGCATCAGCAAAGAAGGTTTGACCCCGAATATCTTGTTGCCACTGTAATAGATTACTGCCACCAAAGTTATAAACTGCCAAAGTGTAAATATCAGGCGAATAGCTTTGAAAATCATAAGGCACTAAATCCAAAGCAACCTGATAAGCATAGGCATAACCGGGGTCATTATCAGGAATCGCTGTAGTGGGGATTCCCATTACGGATCTTGTCCAAGCAATAAAGCCAGTAAGAGAAGGGGAAGTAATGGGATCACTCATAAGCGGATTTTACCTAACTATCAAATAAAAATCATGACTTTCTTGGTCTGCCACGATTTTTTCCGGGTTCTACACCTTCACGCACTACTTCAATGGTTTGCTCAAACTTAGGCTCATTGTCCGCTGCATTTTTTCTTTCTTCAACAACTTCTACTTCTAGACCTGATTTTTGCTTTAAGCCCATTTCCTGAGCTTTGTTAGACAAAATCTGATCTGCAGCAGCAGCGGTAATCTTGCGAGCTTCTAAAGCACGATCAATCATTTCTTGATCTCTTTGATCTAAACCAGCTTCAATAGCATCTACGCTAATTGGCTTGTTTAAGCGATAGCAAATGCCACCAAAGCCTTTTTGCACTTTACCAACTTCCATCATGCCATAAATGGAGTGCTGTTTAATAATATGATCGATTTCTTCTAAGCTACCATTAATTTCCATCTGTGCTCCTGCACGAATTTTGTGATGGAATGGTCTTGGGTTCTCAATCAGCATATAAGTAAAATCATGCTCTTGTTTACTGCAATTGGCTACATAAAGTTTCATAATATTTCTCCCAAAAGGGTGGGTCAGACGATGATGCGGTTTCCTTCTTTAAGGGAAACCCGCCTGACCCATAGAAAGCATCTCGGCATCACACGAGGTTTCAATACTATAACAAAAAACCACCCCGAAGGGTGGCTTTCTGATAATACTATTTTGCTTAGTAAGCAGCAGACAAAATTGTCAGTGCTTCTGGGCGGATACCCCAACCAGAGGTGCTACGCATTGTGTACAGTGTTGTAATACCACCGTCAGCAATAGGAGTAGGAATCTCTGTAGGAGCAGACACATCAGTCAACATCAATGAAGTAGCAGTTTGATTTGGTGTCAAAGATGCAAAGATGTTGGTGTTGATATTGTTGTTAGCCTTAGGAATCTTGAGTTCTGGAGCAATCAAGAGGATTGCATCAGTACCACCAGCACCTTGACCAATTAAAGTGTCATCAGCAGCGAATGAAACATCGTCACCACCTGCCCACTGAGCTACGGTTTCTACCAAGCCAGCAGCGGTTTCAACACCAGCACCGATACGCTGGAATTGTGTCAGGGACACTACACCAGAGTAAGAGATTTGGCTAATAAAACGCTGTGGAGCTAAGAAAACCAAACGCAGTGGCTGACCGATTTGAAGTGTACGAACCTTCAAAGCACCGATCATATTCAATAAATACTGGGCTAATTGACCAGAATCCCAAGTGCTGTAACCAGTGTTGCCATTGGTATCAGAGCCTAAAGATTGGGTTGTAGCACCAGAAGTATTGAGCAAGCCTTCACCGTTAGCTGGGTTATAGCCGTAGAGAAGGGCATTACGCAACTGTTGTGCAATACCTTGACGAGCAGCGAGGCGCATAGCTTGTGGCAATGCGTAACCCCATGCGCCAGTAGCAGCTTCATCGAAGTTGTCATACTGAGCACGAGTCTGCAAGCGGTAAGTTGCAGTGCTGATCATTGAAGGGATTACAGATGCGCTTGGCAACTGGTTTTGTTGTGACTGATTAGCTGCTACTTGAGTTGTAAGCTGTACTTTTTTAGCATAGACATACAAATCAGCTTCGCCAAGACGAGGCATTGGGTTTTCAGTAGCAAGGGTTGTGAAAGCACCTGAAGCCAAGCTGTACTGCATAATCAGCTCAGGCATCATGTAGTGCGGATTTACTGTTACAAATGAGGGTGCAAAGCCTGACATAGTAAGTTTCCTTTATTAGATTAGGCAAAGAGCCACATTTTGATTGTAAATCCAGTTTGCATTGCCAGTTCCACTGTTATATGAAACTGTCTTATTGCCACTGGTGCTAACTTGTAATACTTTAACTGGCAACGCAGCTTGTGTGCCGGGTTGAGTTGTTGTAACCCAGTTATTTGTATAGTCAAAATAAACTGTAGTGCTGATTAATTCGCCATTGATACCTAATGAACCGGGATCAAGAACCAAAGGAATACGAGCACCGCTACCAAAACGGTAGAAGTTTACAGACATACCGGGGCTATACAAAGGAGCTGTGCTTTGTGGGGTAGTGATACCACCGTATGCTTGGTTAAATACAGAAATACCTGTTGGGTTAGCAGAACCTGTAGCCAAAAGGATTGTAGAACCAAGTGTATTAGTACCGGGTTGAACATTTCCTGCAAAAACACCAGATTGACCAGTTGTTGAAAATTCTTGAATTGGCAAACCACCCCAGATTGGAGTAGAAGCAGCGGTAGATAATACACCGCCAGCCAAGTAGAATTTTACTGCTGGATCGTCAAGCGCATCGCCTTGGGTAAAACCAGCGGAGTTTGTGTTAAACAAACCACTCGCATTGGTTGTTACCATTGGTTGTAAAGAAATTTGAGCAGTCATAATTTAATCCTTATCGTTGGTTGTTGTTAAGATTAAAAGACTTGGCACGCAAAGAAGGCACTTTAAAATCGCCCAACCATGCTTCCATAGAACCTTTAAACTTAGTAATAGTACGACCAGCACGATCTTTCTCATGGATCTCAATCAATTGGTCAGCAGCGTACATTGTTGGTGATTTAGCAGCAATCAAAGCATCAGAATAGATCTGTTTTTCTGCGATAGCCAGTAACTTAGCATCTTTGATAGAAGCCAAGCTAACATCTTTATAAGCATCGCTATATGCTTGTAAACCACGAGCCATACGCTTACGGTATGACATCAAACTTTCACCAGCGAGTGGGCGTGAAGCAGATTTGCCAAAAGCAGCATAGACAGAATCAGCTTTAGCTTGTGCATCAGCATAAGCAGCTTCTTCTTCATCTTTTTTAGCAGCTTCTTCTTCGTCATCGCACATAGCTTCTTCGTCATCATCTTTTTTGAAGTCCATGTGACCAGCAGGCATTTCCATCTTGCCTTCGTCATCTGGCTTGATTTCGCCAGCTTTACCATGCTCTACAGGATCAGAGCCTTCTGCATCTTTACGATGCTTTTTCTTAGCATCAGCTTTGCGTTCCATGAATTTTTTAGCTTCGCCTTCAGACATTTCTTCATCTTTCTTGGCTTCTTCTTCTTCATCGTCACACATTGCTTCGTCATCATCTTTACGAGCTTTTTTCTTGTCAGCAGCGGTTACTAGTGGAGCAGCAGGTAAATCTTTTTCCATGCTATCAACACGAGCAGCCAAGTTGCCAAGAGCAGCCAGAATTGCATCAAGTTTTTCGCCTTGGGCATCTGCCTTTGGCTCAATCATTTTCTCAGTCATATCAGACACCTCAGGGTTAGTTAGTAATACTCCAGCGGGATCTCCGCCCTTGTCCCATACCCCTTTAGAACCTCTAGCTTTCGTAACGATAGCTATATGATCTAAAAGGAATGGCACACCTTCAATCAAGAGTGGATCTCCATTCTCAGTTGTAAGTGTAGTGTTTCCCGCAGTATTGTCAAATACTACGGAAGGTGAGGTGCTTATTTCGCCCTCACAAATCTCATTTACTGCATCTTGGTCATAGATTTTTGCAATACCCCAAACCTCATCACCTTTGATATAGGGTAGCATAACTGAACCAACTGCACGATCTTTAAACTCTTTTGATGTTAATACTTGTGTATCTGGGTGATCCATAATGACCATCAAACCATTACATCTTTGTAAGAATTCATCATTTAAATAAAGGGATGGATCTCTCCATACATTTTCACCAATCGAACTGCGGTAAGCTAATCCAGTACCAGTAATGCGAATAGCCAATAGCATAATGTTGGCATACATCTGAGGACTTGGAATCAAGCCCTCCATCATCAATTTTGCTACATCGGTTTCTGTTTTTGCACTTGCAATTTTGAAAGCGACATCCAGACCGGGATGAAGTGGAAGTGGAGGACATAATGGATCACACCAATCATAGCCAGTGGATTCGTAATTTAGTTTGACTTCTTCTTTTTTAACATTTCTGGCTATGTAGGTGCAAAATTGACCATCATCGTGTAATACTTCTAGTTTGCCATCGTATTTAAGACCAGTTTCTTCAAAACATTCTCTACGAGCAGCATCTTCTAAACTTTTATCTTTTTCGTTTTGATGCCCACCGGGAACACACCAAGTTCCGGGGAAATCCCCACCATTACCTCTACGAATCAATAGGGTTTCACCTTCTGCGGTTACAAACATAATGCCAGCAGCACGACCTAATGCACCACCATTATTGGAAACAGGCATTTTTACTAGTGGCTCACTAGCGACAATATCGGCTGCATCGTCTTTACTATCTGGTACGCAATTTGGTACGCTTTTGCCATTCTTTTCCTTCATGCCATACTGGGTGTAACCTTCCCAACATGGATCGGCATCTACATATTTCTCTAAATCATCCAGAATATCGACTAGGCTAGATTTGATGGATTCAACATCGTCATCGCATTTCCATTTTCTTAATGCTTTATTAATTCTGGAATCTGGATCATGGGCAGTTTTGCTAGAAGTTAATTTGGCTTTCATGCCCTTCATTCTGGCGCAGAAAGATTCTTTTCTAGATCCGCCTTCTGGCTGAGGTGCTTTTAAATGTGCGCCATGCTCCTTATTATAGGATTCACGACCCTTTTCATTTAAACCACCATTTTTATTCTTACCTTCTTTGTTTTGCCATGCTTCAGAATCTTGACCAAAACGAGGAACTCCAACAGATTGATCTAATTTATATTCGGCAATTAATTGAGCAATTTGAGCAATTTCATTTTCGATAGGTTTTAATTGATCTTTGCCACTGCGAATTTGAATGTCACCATCTTTTTTAAATTCAGGTGTAGATAATAAAGTTGGTTCTTCAGGGAAATCGCCAGAATTGTCTTGTTTGAGCATTTCTACCAACAAAACACCTTTTAGCCAATCATCAGCAGATAATTCTGAATCTTCAGAATGTTTAATAAATTTCTTAGCCACTTCTTGAGGAATACCAATGTTGCTTTTGCCAGTAGCAGCAGCATACATCGCTTTTCTTTGCTTCTCAGATTCAAATGGCATAGACTAACCTACTGTTGTTTTTCGGATTGTAACGCTTGTTCACCCTTTTTTGTCAGCATTTCTGTTGGCAATTTTCTTAAATTATAAATGTATTTGTAAGAACAGCGACAATAAACTTCTTCACCGGGAGAAGTAATATCATCTGTATATCCATTTATAGCTTTAATTAAACCTTTTTCAGAAGCCCAATTACCTCTAATCACATAGATTTTATTATCTCTCTCTTTGTGATCTTCACGATAATTATAATTTGGTTGCTTCCAATGCGAAAACCATTGACCAGCGATTGCGCCACCATCAACTGCAATAATGTCATTAATATTGGCAATTAATTTATGAGTTTGATCTATTACAACTCTGCGTTGTTCAAAAGGCATTTTGCCTAAGGACTTTTTAATATTTTGTTTTTCTTTTACTTTATCAACTGCCTTAGATCCGCCAGCAGGAATAGATGTAGCCCATCCTTCAAATCGCTGTAATACATCAGCAATATTCTTTTCTCGATTGGCTTTGATTAAATTAGCGGAAGCCATAATCCTACGATCTAATTCGGCTTGCATTTGTGGCTTTAATCTATCCACTGTAAATCGATTAACATTTTTGTTAATAAGACCGCCTTTTATGACAAGACGATTAAATGCTGTACGCAAAGCCTTTTCCATGTCTTGATTCATTTTCCAATCAGGAATTAGCTCTTTTTGGGCAGCTTCTTTAATTTTTTTGAGCCAATCATCAATTCGATCTTTTGAATCAAATCCATGCTCAATAATGTCATTGACAGCAGCGGTTAAAACCTCAAAGAATGTCATGATTACCTAGCAGTAGGTACTTTTTCGTCACGAAATGGATCTTCTGGTGGCTCATACTCCGCAATAGCATCTGCATCTAATTGCAGATTGCTTTGGAATAGGTCTGGCATTTCATTAAGATTATCTTGCGCCCACTGAATAGCAATAGCTCTATTTGCAGGGTCAATAACTGGCAATACTGTACGCAATATTTCAGTAATACCTTTGAGTTTAATTTCTTCAACCTTAACCTTCTCAGATTCAGGTTCTTCCATCAATGATTCCCAAGCTGGCTTGAACGCATTTTTCCATGAATAGAAGGCTTGCTCATAAGACATAGAGCCATAAATATCAGGATATTTGTTTTGGATGCCAGCAAACAATTCTTTATTCCATGCTCGGTGCATAACGATCTTGTCAAAATAGTCAAACAAAGTACGCATATCTTCTCTAATTCCATCGATGTATTGCACAATCGCTTTAGCATCTTCAGTGCCTTCTCCAAAGCCTTGTGTAAATGCTTCATCTTTCAAAAGAATTGCAGGAACATCGGAAGCAGCAGCGATATTAGCAATAATATTATCTCTTGCTACTGTCATCGCTGTATCACAATTTGACAAATTGATAGCTTCTATTGATTCATCAATATCGATAGATAAAACATTACCTGTTGTGCCTTCTTGCAAATAGGTGCGTTTAATTCCAGCAGCTTGTTGCATCAATCGATTAACAATAGAACCTGCTGGCTTTTGTTTACTAATAAGCAAACCAGCTTTAAATGTCACTAAATCATCAGTTACCATCGATTGAATGAA